TAAGGGAAGACTATGGAGACTGGCTTAGTATCATCGTCACTTTTGATTTGCTCCTCGTAGTCTTTTAACGGGATGTAAGTTGTGAGTGTTCGATCTATTTCACGCCAGTAAGGGAAGCGCTTGGAGATTTCATGCCGAGATTCGCTAGCCCGTTGCCAGATCTTGTCACGTAACTCATTGTGAAAGTCTGAGTTAGGTTTAAGGTCAAGGTTGTTTGGGTAGTTGTATGGATAAGAGTCTTTTTCAGAGTAAGATTCTTTCCATGAAGATGGTTCACCTTTTACGATGTAAGGCATTATGAGGCTTCTCCTAACTTATCCATTAAGAACTCGAAATGTACTTGAACTAACTCAGCATCTGCAGCCATTGTGTCAGCACTTACGTCTCGGTAGAGTCTGACTCCAAGTACGTCATGAGCTACTGCACCTGTGATTCCAGTGTCGAAGACTGTTCTTACTAATTGACCAGAGGTATGACCACCAGCTGAGACTTTGGTAGTGGTAGTGGTTCCACCTACAAGTGCTTCACCAGAGGTTATGTTTTTATACTCAACTCCCCAACATACAGTTCCTGCATCAGCACCACCAGTGTAGCACCAGTCTACGTGAATGGCTATTTCAGACCCAGCAGCCATTCTGTAAGGTATGATTAGGGAGTAGAGGACCTCATCATCAGATGCTGCATCGAAAGCTAAGGTTGGGAAAATACCTACTATGTTAGCAGTAGGTCCAGCGGCTCCAGGTGACCAAGATGGAGCTGCAACTCTTATATGTCTGTAAACACGAGCTGTGGTTAGAAGTGCAAGTTGTCCTGCATCACTTATGGTTATTAGTGAGTTTTGTATTTCAAGCCCAGAAACTCCATTCCACCTTGCTATTGCATTGTCAGTAGATACTCCAGGACCTGAAACATTACCTACTAATGTACCAACATCGTCTAAGCGTAAGACATCTTCAACTGCCACAGGAGCTTGGTGAGCTTTTATGCAGTCATCTGTCTCGACCCCACCATCGAAGTCGCCGTCGTCGAAGAGGTGAATGTTTTGTAAACTACCTATGCGTACGTATTTTCTGGCCATTTTAGATCGTCAAATTTTTACACGGTCTTGCATTTAACTTTAGCAATGTCATCTTTTAGATCATTAACAGTTACTATAAGGTTGTCTATTTTCTCGGTTACTAAGGTGAGGTAAGCTTCACGCCTCTCATCACATTGGTTGTTAGAGACTTTGTTGTTTCCACCAATTAGTTTTCCCACTGCACCTGATATTACTGCCACTGTTATCCCACCTAAAACAATAGTTGCTGGTTCCGGCATTAGATAGCTCTCCAATCTTCCATTGGCTTATCGTAGTCAAGTTCTGCATATTCAGCCTCGGAATTGTCTATTTGGTTAGATGGGCTAAAGTAACGTTCACCAAGTTCAAGCATCTCAATTATGTATGCGAAGCAGTCCATTACGTCCCAGAGTTTGGAGCGAGGGAACATTAGGAGTTGCTGCTCGAGCTTTTTGATGCTGGCACAAGATGCATTGTGGTAGATGTAACCACCACGATAGTAAGGTACTAGTTCTTTGACTCGATGTTCTTTCTTCATCCCACCTCTGGCTTTGAGCCAGATAAGTTCAAAAAATGATCCACGACGGAACATCTCGTTTTTAATAGGCTGTTTAATAAATTCGTTTAAGGATGTTTCCTCGATCCCTAGGACCTTAGCATCAAGCATCTGACCCATTGAGAACATAGCGTCGTAGATTTCGTCTGGATACATTTTCTCAGATATGATGTCTCGGACGTAGATTCGGGCACTGTTTAGGTCTATGCCAACGCCTACGATAGCAGATTCGGCAGAGTGGATTTTGACTGTCTTAGCAGGGTCGAGGAGGACTACTGTTTCGATGTTTTTGTCTTGTTGGACTTGTGAGTCGAAAGTTTTGAGGTCACCTTCTTTACGTGATCTGTCTGGGGCTAAGTTGTAGTAATGAAAGTATTCTTGTCGAAAGGCAGAGTCTTTGGTCGAGATAGGGAGGTTTCGAAGCTCACGGAAGAAGACGTCAGTTTGTCCTGCATCTACGTGCTGTTGCCACTCAGCTTGAATATCTTCGTCTGAGATGAATTGGGGAGCTGTGGATTTGAAGTCATCATCACAGGCCTCGAGACGGATAGACTTCCACTCGGGAGATTCGAGGAGTTTTTGAAGCACTGAGTCTTCATGTTTGAGAGTGTCGATGTAGACAACTTTGGCTTTCTTAGCTGCTTCACCCATTCGAGGAAGGGCTTTGATTACGTCTGCGTAAAGCCACTCGTACCAACTTTTTCTAATCTCGTCATTAGTTATTTTCTGTGGGTCTTCAAGGTCATCTATTATGATCAAGCCAGGTCGGTCATTTTTGAAAAGTACGCCTCGAACTTGCTGACCAGCTCCACGGGGCCAGACTAGGGTGTCATAAGCAACCCAGGCTTTTTTGGAGAAGACTTCCTCGAATTCTGACTTAGCTACGTCACGTTGTTTGAAGTCTCCGAAGAAGTGTTTGATGAGACGATTAGAGACAAGCTCACGGCGGAGGTTCTCGGTTTGAAGGGATGCAGCGTCGTGAGACTTGTTTATGTAGCAGATAAACCCAGTGTGACGAAACATGATGTAGCGAGCCATTAAGGCTAAGGCTACGATTGAAGTCTTGCCCCACCCACGAGGTGCAGCGATTGCTACTTTGTTATCGTCCGAGTCGATTAGGTCAAAGATCTTCCCGTGGATGTCTTCAGCGAAGGGTAAGTAGAAACGTTCAGGGAAGAAGACTTTAGCAGTCATCTGTGTGCTGAAGGAACAGGAAGATAGAATTTCTTTAGTTTGTTTATCCATTTAGTTTGTAAAATTTTTTAACGAACTATTTCTTGGCAATAGCTGATCGAAGTCCGATGCCACCAAGTGCAACGCCGATAGCGATTAGGACGTCACCTATTGGATCGAAAATAGGGTTAACACTTGACAAGGCCTTAGCTGCAGCACCGAGTGCGGCGACTATGGTTCCAACGATAGTTTTCCAGCCCATGTTAAAGTCCTCCGGTTTAAGGTTAGTGATTTTGTTCCAAAGGTTGATTAATAACCAGATGAGTTTAAGAGTCATAAAATTGATCTAGCCTCTTACGATTCCAGTAGGCTTTAGACCTACTCATTAGGTTAGATAGTTTACGTGACTTGAAAAATTTGAGAATGTTTAGTATGTTAAATTTAAGTTCTTTTCTATTATGGTTTCTTCGGACCAAGTCATCTTCATATTGGTTAGCCATTGAACTGAACATGTAAGTGGTCCGTTTCGAGTAAGGTGAAGTAACATGAACCGAGTGCGTTTTGGATCCTGGTTTTCCAAGTTTCTAAACTGTACTCATCAACTGGAAAGTCACGAATCCGGAAGTCGAATGCTTTACCTTTGTAGTGTGAACTGTTAGGCTTGTGGGTTCCGTCACAAGCGCTGGTTATTGTTACTTGGTAACCAGTAGGTGCCATCTTCTGCACCATGTAGATGATTCGTAAAGCGTCTGGCCAAAGGAAAGTTATGTGGTGAAACTGAACGCCAGGTTTAATTTTGATCACTTACAAATTCCTTCTATTATCTATAAACGAACCATCGAGAGCTGAGTGGTGTTTAGGTTTAGACTTTTTACGTTTAGGACCAACTACAATAGGTCCACCTTTTCCAACTTGTGTACCTTTACGCTCTCCATGAAACCATTCTTTGTAAAGCCTTTCTTGTTCTGGAGTTATCTTTAAATCTTTAAGCTTTCCTTTAGGCATCATTTTCTTCACCCTCAGTCTCAGGTTCTACGTCTATAACTATTCCAGACTCTTGTGCAGCTTTAGTTCCACGGTTTTTGAAAGACTCGATTTCGTCCTTGGTTAAGGTTGTGTGGACGGAGTGACTTTGGACTTTCGTGGGAACTCGGAGGCCACTAAGTTCAAGCACTACTGTGTCAGCGACAGACTTTTGATCCTTAAGTGTTGCTTGCCCACCTTCATTGTCAAAGATCTCATGGTAGACATTAAGGGCCTTGTTTGTTAGCACCCTGATCTTTTCAACTGTCTTCTTCGCTTCAATGTCCCTGTCACCACGGATTTCGGATAGTTTGTGTTGGCCAAGCTTTCCGTTGAGAGTGTTGGAAACAGTGACTGGTGAGATGTTTAGGATCTGTGCTATTTCTTTGTTTTTGTAACCACTAGCACTTAAGTTAACTATCTCATGTGAACGCTGCCAGAGTTGCTTGATCTCGTATTTAAGTGGCTTCGCTTCACCTTCTTCATCATATTGATCTTCCCTACGCCTATGATCAGGCTCAAGGTAATCAAACCCATAGAGGTTGTTTCTGGTCTGTAGTTCGACTTCTGGCACTTAGTAATCTCCTTTCTTATTAATCACCCACATTATAACACATGTCAATGTCTTTGTCAAGGTAATTTTCGGTACAATTAACCAACTATTAACCTGCCAAAGTTTGTAAAATTTTTTAACGGTCTTCACATCATGCTTTGCGCTGTGCGTGACGCTGTGTGCTGTGCGTGATTGTACAATGTTGAACATTTATTAAAACTTGAACCAAAATGTGAGAGAAGCAACCCGCCCAGTGTCGGGCCTATAATCCCCCTTCGACCATCATGTTTTGAATTACATGACGACTTGACAAAATGTTGAATCTATGGTATGATGGAATCAACATTGGATAAGGTTATATGCCAACCACACCTTGGGTGGAACGGTGGCAGGCAATTGTGCCTAAACCCACTAATGGGCCAACAGTTCTCTGACAACTGAATATGAACACGAACGTCACCTTGTGTGGTCCTATGGTCACACCTAATGAAAGGGGTATGACTATGGAAAACACAAAGGTAAACGGGACTTGGAATATCAGTGGTTCTATGAAAGCCGATGGAGAATCGACCGAGAGTAAAAAGTTTACACTTAAGGTCAAGTTCGACAACGTGCCACTGGAACAGGTGGTTCAAAAGGCCTTGGAACCTACGAAAATCCAGTGGGTAAACAATGTAGGTAGGAAGAACTACGAGACCTACAAGGATAATCAGATGATTGACGTTGACTTCAAATCACCTGGACGTAGGCCTGAAATAGATCCTGAGGTAGCGGTGGCCACAAAGTTGGCTACTATGACGCCTGAGGAACAACAGGAATATTTTAAGGGACTGTTGGCAAAGGCTAAAGGATAACACTAACCGACCATAGGACCGCATAAGGTGATGTTTGTGACTAAATGATGGAAGGGGGTGAAATAGAATGAAAGAGGAATTTAGACGTCTTATGAGTGAGTATCAGGAACATAAGTACGAAATGAGACGACTCCAGAATGACATGGCTAACATAGTCATACAGTTTGATGGTAGTCTCAAGGATGCTCTGGCAGAAGGATTAGTGAGATTAAACTTTCCTGCTCCTCCTGGGTTTAACAAGTGGATACATAGTGAGGATCATTAAAGGAGGTGAACTAAATGTCATTCTTGGTCTACTTCGGTTTCATGTGCCTTGCAGGGTTAACTATCGCAGGTGCGTTACTATGCATTGACCTGCTAATTCTAACGCAAGGATAATAAGCACTAAAGGACATACTTTGTACGTTAAGGTATGTCCTTTTTTTATGCCCAGATCGTAAATATATTTTACGGACTTTGGCCATAGTGGCCTTAAATGTACCAAATAATGCCTTGACAATGTGCGTTAGTTATGTTATTGTCATATTGTCATATTGTCGTAATGCTGTTAGTAGCAAGCGACGGACATTTGGATATGCATATACGATCTAATGACATATAAGAAATAAAAAATATATATAATAGTATAATATAATAATATTATTAGTAAGTGTGAAAGATCGTAAAATGGGTTTTGTGTGGGTGCGGGGAGGTACTAACAGCATTAAAGCAATACAGCATTAAAGCAATAAAGGGAGGTTAGTTATGAAGATTAGTAGAGGAGATAGGAGGAAGGTAGAAGTAGGGAGGAAAACTGTGGAGGTGGATGAAGTGGACAGAGTACTTGCAGAGTTCATGCCTTACGTTGGAGATGCTGATTTGATATTAGATGTTATGGAGAGGGTTTATAGCTGGGAAGGGGATAAGAAAGCCTTGATTACATTGAGTAATAGACTTAAGGCTATTAAGGCAGGGCTTAGGGATTTGGGTTATAGTGATATACCATTTAAGAGGTATACTGAACTTACTGACATTAGAGATAGGAAGGAGAAAGGTTATGAGGGATAGGGATTATAGAGGTAAATATAAAACAGGTAGGGCTACTGATCCGGTTTATAAGAAGGATAGTACAAAGGGAAAGAGCTTGTTAATAGATCCTCAAACATTTAAAGGAGATGCACTGGTGCAAGTGTGGGTGGATAGTAGGATCTTGGCCACCTTAAGCAATTGGTTAGATGCTTACAATCATACAAGGTTTATGAGTGAAGTAGTTAAGGATACTTTAAGGGCTACAGTTGAATTGCTGGTTGAGCAAGGAGAAGTTGAGTTTGTTAATGATACGTTAGAAGCTAGGAAGTTGTTAGAGATGAAGTATAGAGTTAACCTTAATCCACGAGGTAAAGGTATGAAGAATGTGATGCATAATAAGTTACTGTCTGATAAGAATAAGTTTATGAGGAGTAAGCTTAATGTTAGACAAGGGATGAGTGTAGCAGGTAACTACAGTGGTCATGATGTTAGTAGTGAGGATGTAGAAATGGTTAATAGGATGGTTGAGTTTAATAGACAGAAGAAAGCTGCTGGGTCAGGGCTTAGGGAAGATATGAGTAGGGAGGAGCTTAAGGCTTATGAAGAGGAAAGGGAAAAGAAGGTTAGGGAGGAAGAGAATGCACCTATTGATATTGAGGAGATGAAGAGGTTAGGTCAGATTCGTTAAGTTCGTTAAATTATTTTACGAACTGAGGCGTTAGCCATAGTGAACAGCCAAAAGTAACGTTCATTCTGAAAATGCAAACTTATGTTGTTTCAGCGGTAAATCTTATTGCAAAGTTTGATTAAATGTGTTATGATAAATCATTCCACGGAGTGTTAGGTTAACCTTAAACGATAGGAGGTGAACAAAGATGATAAATATAGAAAGGGCAAAAGAGTCACTAAAGGACTTCTATGAAAATGTAGATCCTGGAAACCCTGATACAGCATGGTTAGAAGGCTGGATATGTGGTTATACTGACGAAGACCATGAAATCGAAAACTCCGATGAAGTCCATGACAAGCTGTTTGATTATTTGGAGACTTTAAAAAGTCGATCATGAAGTTTGATGTTAATAACTAATGGAGGGAGGTGATTTAGATGACATTGGAAACTGTAGGTGACTTGATTGACAGGTTGGAAAAGTTGGGAAGGGATAAGTTGTTGATAGTAGATGTAGATGGTAACACTTATAACTTGGACAGTGAATTTGTAGACCTATGGGATGAGAATGATGAAGGAAGTCCTGTAGCAATCTATGCACAAAGTTTCTGTGATGAGTGGTAGGGAGGAGGAACTTAAAATGTCTGTGACAATCTTAGGTGAGAACATTAGGTTGATAAGACCTGAAAAGGTCAAGAAGCCTGTCAAGTGCAAGGTATGGAAGTCTGCGAAGTGCAGGTGTAAGACTATTAAGGAGCATTGTGGGAAAGTAGTCAGCATCTGCGTTAAACTTATCAATGAGGAAGTGTTTGAAGTAGAGAAAGGAACTCATGCTGACGTGCTTATCAAGTATGACATATCACCTTGGTATGTGAAAAACACTGGATGGAGACTTGATAACGGGAACTATGTTTGGAGATAGAAAATGTATGAACTAAAAGGAAGGTACAAAGGGTTGGAAATAGCTATAAGGTCATCTGACATAGCAAAAGGTACAATGAAGAATGAAGTTAGGGAACTGGCAAAGGGCCTTGGGATGAACAAAGTTCGAGGCCTAAATGTATGGAAGGGAAAGAGTGGTTACATTATAGTAACGGAAGGAATAACTGATGAAGATGAAACCTTGGATTATTAAGTTCACAATCTTCCTCACCGGAGTAGCATTTGGTTACTTTTGGTGCTGGAAGGCATTGACAAGTTCGTAAAATAATTTTACGGTCTTGGATCTCAAAACGAAAGGAGAATAAGATGGAAGAACTAAAGGAAAGGAAAAGGTATTGTTGTAGTAAGTGTACTGAATACTACGAAAAGTATCAAGAAGCCAAACAGCTCATGATAGAACTTCGCACAGCGTGGGAAAGTTGGAGAGATGAGTTTGAAGAAGCGGATAGGAAACTCGCCGAGCTCGACGGAAGGCTGAAGAAGATTCCTTTGGGCGCTAAGAAAGTCACCAAGAAAAAACCTGATGTATTAACTCTCGACCAAATCAAGGAGCTTGCTAAGAAGTTCGGTGTAGCCTTGGATCTGGAAAACAAAGGGTGTAAAAAGGAGTGTGATTTTAATGAATAAGATATTCGAGTCTTACTGTCCTTACTGTGAAAAGTGGACAGCGCACGTTATAGTAATTACAAAGCCTGGATGTAAGTCTATCGGGCTTCTTGGTGAGGCACAGTTCGAGTGTCAAAAGTGTCTTAGAAGATATTGGGTATAGGAGGTTAAGATGGCTACGGACAAAAGATGGATGGGTGAAGTACCAGAAACCTGCGATGTGTGTGATACGCCACTTAGCAAGTTTACTTGGTGGGTAGATGGTCGCACAGTTCACGGACCTCGGGCTAACATGTGTCCAGATTGTTTTGAGGAATTAGGAACTGGCCTTGGCACAGGTTATGGTCAGAAGTATGACACTGACACACTTAAGAAGTTAGAAGGTTAACAATGACTGGGAGTAATTGTACCAAAAAACACCTTGACAAACCCTCGTAGTATATGTATAATTAAATTTCAAACATTCACTGAAGACCATGAAAGAGAGGTGATGCCATGAAGTAAACCTATCTGATCCATTCGTAGTAAATCCCTAACATTAACATCTAAGAAAAGGAGTAAAAGTTATGCCTAAGAATTTAGCAGTTGCTGCAAAAGTACCGGCGAACAAAGAGAAGGGAACACCTGAACTCGGTCCTGTAACCATTGAGGTTAAGACTGGCGAGACTGCCAAGGAAATGATCGAGATGTTTGGTGACGAGGCTGTCAAGACCAATGCTCAGGCAAACTGGATCGTTACACTTCAGGGAAACATCAGGTCAGGTCTCCGCAAGGGTGAGGACCAAGCAGCTATGCAGGCCAGACTCGGCGATGCCAAGATGGGCGTGAGCACTAAGGGCGTTACAGTGGACGCTACCAAAGCGTACGAAGCCAAGTTCCTGCAGGCCTCTCCTGAGGATCAGGTCAAGATGATCAAGGAACTCCAAAAGCGTGCAGAGGAACTGAGAAAGGCGAGTAAGTAAGTTCTATTCCTCCTCAACCGGCCCTGGTTGGGAAACTAATCCTAGCCAGGGCATTTTTTAACTCAAGGAATGTACCATGAAGTAAGGTAACAAAGTCCGTAAAATTATTTAACGGTCTAATACGAAAGGGGAATAAGATGAAAATGCACTATATGTCAGTATTTGTAGATGACAAAGAATTAGATGAAAGTCCTCAAATTAGCGTATCAGAACCTACCGAAGACTATGGCTGGCCACTTACATTAGATCTATTTACACAGAGAGATTCCCGAGTAATCTCCATCCACCTTAGGTCCGAATCCCAACTCATTCAATTTGTCAACTCTGTCAAGGCTTCTTATGATGCTTATAGGAGGTTAAAAGGTTATGACAGGTAAGTGGCAAAGATGGAAAGGGATAATGAAGTGTTATCCTTTCGAGGAAAAGAGGTTGGCCAAGTGGAACCCACCTTACATAGTCCAACCTAAGTATGATGGAGTTAGGTGTAGGTCAATTCCTGTTACTACAGGACTTCAGGAAAATGAAACCTTGCTTCTAAGTTCGGAGGAAAACATTATCTATGGAGTCCCACATCTTAACATCCAGCTACGTGGGATAACTGCAGAGTTAGATGGTGAGCTTTACTGTCACGGGATGAGTTTTGAGGAGATAGTAAGCATCACCTCACGCACAGTTAACCTTCATGAGAATCACAAAGATATTCAATTCCATGTCTTTGACATAGTTAATGACCAACCACAGATGAGGAGGACTTTGATACTTGAGAACCTCCGAGGAGCTAACCCTTGGTTAAAGGTCTCACCTTTCTGGATGTGTGAGTCACTTGACGATGTAATGAGGGCTTATGATAACTTAATCGAACTTGGTTATGAAGGCATTATTGTTAGGCACGTAAATGCACCTTACGAACGAAAACGTTCTACGTTTGTGATGAAGTTTAAGCCAAAGAAGGAGGACACTTATGAAATTGTCGGCTTCGTCGAGGAGGTTTCTATTAGTGGTGGGCCAAAGTGCTCTCTCGGTTCCCTTGTTTGTAATAGTAATGACGGTAATACTTTTAATGTCGGCACTGGCTTTACCGCTGATCAGCGTAGTGGCCTCTGGACTAATCGTGAGACGCTTATTGGAAAGGTAGCTAAGGTTCAATACCAACACTTAACAGCAGGGAAGAAGGTTCCTAGATTTCCAGTGTTTGTAGACATTGTAGATAAGGAGGAAATAATTGAAGATAAAGAATGATAAGTGTGAGTTCTATCCGGAAGAGGGTTCTGTCTGTTATGCAGGGTCAGATGTAGCAGGACCCTTTAAATGCACTCACGAATATTCACTAGTTTGCACTTGGGCAAATGAGAGAAGAATAAAAGTTGAAGTATTTGGCAGAAAGGTTACAAGGCAGATTAAACTAACAAGGGAGAAAGTAAGTGGCCAATAATAGAATGTACTTAGTAAGGGGAGATAAGAAGGTATTATTAGCAAAGTATTATCCAGGGTCTGGTTGGTATGTGTATGATAGTGAAAGGTTAACTGTCTGGTTATACGAGAACTCAGACTATACCTTATTTGGTAACACAGACTTTAAACTAGATTTCGAGATTGATGAGGAGGGGTAATTGAAGATGCATCCATTCCTAGTTAGGCACCAAAGATACGAAAGGAATAGAGTTAGAAAAATTAAGAAAGGAGGAGATCAAATGAGTGATACATCTGACAACATAGTAATGGAAGACACACATGAGACACTGCTTAAGTTCTACATCGCAGGAGTAAAGTTTCACCAGTACAAATCAGTTATAAGTGACATCACTGAGGGTGATAATCTATCACTTGAACCTGAGCTCGACCCAGATATATTAAAGTATGATCCTAATGCAGTACGGATCTACTTTGATAATTCTGATAAGAGAGCTTGGATAGGTTTTGTGCCTAAAAAATTCTCCAGTGAAGTAAGTGGCTGGATCGAGATTGGCATGAACCTTGAATGTGTCTTAACAACTTTCATTCCATCTGCCCAGCCTTGGGAGATGTTTGAAGTTGAAGTAAGGGAGATAGAAGATGAGTAAACTATATTACTGTGCTAACTGTGGGAAACGTCTTAGCGTGTATAGGAAACCAATGCCTGCTTATGGTAGGATCTTGGAACTCGTCATCCCTCATGAATGTAGTGAGGAACCTGTCGAGTTTGACTTATCACCTATTGACGTACCAGTTCAAGCACCCACCGAGACGGATAACAAGTTTGTAAAAAAATTAAACGAACTTTCGCCACCTTCATTCCCGAGTCAGAACTTAGACCTACGAGATCGAAGGCCACCTGAACAGGTGAAGTCCTCAGCCCCTGAGTCATTGTTAACTCATGTAAAAAATGCTTTGCCAACCTCACCTGCTCACGATGCGAAAGATGAACCTGAATGAGGTAAGATATGGAAAAGGAAAATGATAGAGTTTATATAGTCAACAAATCATCTCATGATTTTAGTGCTGCAGAGAAGTTTGGGAAGATAACCTTCCTTAGTGAAGGACCTGTTAATCGCTATTCAACCAATTCTATGTACAGGAAATTCTATGATATTTTAAAGGATTCAAGCAGGGGAGATTACATAGTTCCCTGTGCACTAAACGTAATGAACTCAATGGCCTGTGCTATTTTCGCACATCTTCATGGTAGCTTGAACTTATTACTTTACAAAAATGGAGATTACATTGAAAGGAATCACGTCTTTTAGAATTTGTCTGTTTCTAATGTGGTTCATAGCTTTGTTATCTATTTACCTAATCCTTCACTGGGTTAAATCTTACAACCCACCTAAGTATGTGGGTGAAGTATGCTCAGATGAGGTTAAGAAAGCTATGAACAAGATGGGACCTAAGTATGACTATGTGATGAAAGGAGAGAAGTTGTATGTGGATAAGGGAGATGGGAAGTTGTTAAGACTTAAATATGAAAGGAGGTAAAAAATGTTCTTTGGGTTTCCAACTAAGAAGTTAGATCACAGGTTCATCGAAAAACCTGACTGCTATCTGGATCAAGAGACTGGACTTGAGTGGTCGAAAGATAACTATGGTCCCTATACTTGGGATCAGTTAATGTCATTTGACAAAGGTTCAATTTGGCGAGTTCCGACTATCAAAGAACTTCTAACATTAGTAGACTACGAAAAATATGGTCCTGCAGCAAGTTTACCAGAAATAGAGCTATCCAATTACTGGTCGTCTACTCCCTATGCAGACGATACCAACTACGCATGGTACACCTATTTCTACGACGGCTACAGCTACGTCAGCAGAAAGTCAAATAGCCACTATGTGCGTGCTGTGCGTGACGAAAGGAGAACAAGATGATTACTGAACGTACACTTAGAAAGTGGAGGCAAGAGGCGTTAGCTATTAACGATAGAATATCCCACATAGGCCTTGATGATATGGCAGAGGAAAAGACCGTAAAATTATTGAACGATCTAATCGATCGTAACCTTCGAATGACTCAGGAACTTCTTGACCAACACTTACTTCTGAGGACTTACATATGAACCTACACCTTAAAGCTACTCGCAATAACAAAAGGTTTATTCACTTCAAAGTCTTCATTGACAAAATCCCTTGTGGCGAACTTTGTATGAAAAGGGAAGATGCATTTTACTTCACCAACATGTTAAGACTTTGCGCTGAGGAAACTAAATTCACAGGAAACTGGGGGGAACCAAGATGACCTTACCTATTACCGAACACCCTACCTGGCACATTCGTGACTCGTCTAAGCTCGACGATTACCTATCATGTCCGAGACAGTATTTCTTCTCTCACGTGTTAGGTTGGAAACTTGACTTGCCAGCACATGATCTATGGTTCGGCACCTGCTGGCATGAAGCTCGTGAGTATCAGCTACTTAACGGTTACGAAGATGTGGCTGGAGCTTATGAAAAGTTCATCAACAGATATCGAGAAGTCTTTGATCCTGAAACAGATGCAATCTACACACCTAAGGACCCACTCGGTGCTGTTGAAGCGTTGGTTAAGTTTAAGGAAGAACGTTCACTTGACTTGGTCGAGAATGAAGTGGTTGAGATAGATGGGAAGAAGATGACTGAAATTTCCGGCACTGTACCTGTCTCCGACACTCAGGTCCTTTACTACCGAATGGACTCGATCATGAGACGTAAGGAAGATGGAATGATCTTCTCCTGGGATCATAAGACCACTAACGGACGCTACATAAATGGACCTCAGTGGGCAGAAGCATTTCACTTGGGCATACAGAATGGCACTTACACCCACTGTCTTTACTGCCTCTTCCCTATTGACCAAGTGTTAGGTGTTGAGTTTTGTGGGACTGGTTTCGTTCACCTAAAGCGTGGATCTGCTGCTCGTCCTGCTGGCTACCATGCTACGTTACGTAGGGTTCCAGCGTTCAAAACTCCTGAGCAAATGAACGTCTGGTTATGGGGAGTCTTAGACATCCTTGAGGACATTGACAGGGATATGGATCGTCTAATGCATTGCTCAGACTCACACTCCGTAATGTCTGCTTTCAACATGAACCCTAAGTCTTGCACCAACTACCGAGGCTGCCCTTACCATGACTTCTGCTTATCATGGAGTAACCCTTTACAAAGGTGTGAAGCTCCACCTTTAGGGTTTAGGGAAGAGTTCTGGGATCCTTCGGCTATGGAGACTACAAACAAAATGAACTTGGAGTTTTAGATGGAGGACATAGGAGAACAAATCCGAGATGTTACAATCGAGGCTAAGGAAATTTCAAAGGAACTTGAAAGGTTATGGAACTTATATTATAACCTAAAGTTTGGCAAACCAACTACCCAACACCTAACCTGTGACTCATGCAAGGAGAAAAAGAATGATATACAAGTTTGAACCTTGGAACATGAAGCATGATGTTATTAAGCCTAACTTTCTAAATATAGAAAACCCTCCATGTAAACATTGTAAGTACTGGAGCCCACAAGCCACATACTCTCAAACTGTAAATGGCCTTGAGTTTGACAGTGTAAGACTATGTTGGGCATCAGACTTTGACGGACATATGGAGGCAGACTTTTCATGCTACACACCAAAGGAGTATAACTAATGGCTTATGATTACACTAATGAACTACAAAAGGTTCGTGATTACTATGAAGGTGACCCTTTACAAAAGCGCTTCAGTGCACTTGTAACAGGGGAAACTAACGCTGGGAAAACTTACTTACTCCGTACTGCACGTAAACCTATTCACATAGACTCATTCGATCCAGGTGGTACGAAGTGCCTACGTGACCTTATTAAAAAAGGTGATGTAGTTGCTGACACTTCATGGGAAGATGAAGATCCCTTTTCACCAAGTACGTTTGCAAAGTGGATGAAGACTACCGACATACGCTTCACCATAGGTTACTTTGACCACTTTGGAACCTACTGCCTTGACAGTGCAACTACCTGGGGCACAGCAGTTATGAACTATCAACTCGGTAGCGTCGGTAGGGCTGGTGAAGCTCCTCGACATCGGCATGACTATATGCCACAGAAAGTTAACATGACTAACTACATCCGCAAGCTAATGCGTCTTACCTGCGACTTCATCTTAACAGGTCACCTTCGAGAGATTGAAGAGGTCCTACGAATAGACAGTAACACAGGGATAGTTACTAAGGACATAAAATATAGGTTCTTCACAACTGGCGATGCAGTCATGACCATTCCACTTCTATTCGATGAACTCTACGTGCTCCTCGGAGAAGATGGACGTGGTAGAGACCCGAAGCGTAAACTGTTAATTGACTCACTTGGCAAGTATGTAGCAAGGTCGAGGTTAAAGTTAGATGGGTTATTAGATGCCACTGAACCACCTGATATTAAAGCAATATTGAAGAAGGCTAAGTTTAGCATAGATGATAAACCTAAACTGGAGCAAGACAATGGCTAGTTTCTGCAAAGCTTGTTCAATAGAACTCCACGGTAAGGACTTTGGTGACCTTGCAGGAATCACTACTTCCAAAAACGAATCTAATGGAGTAGCTGCAATAGTGATCTGCGAAGGGTGTGGCGTGATTCAAGTTGATTCGAAAGGCAACTGTATCTCACCTGACTGCTTGAAGCAAGGTCAGCCTGGCCATGGAGTACCTTACAACTGGAAAGGGGGTGGTAGATCTAACGACAGAGGAAAAGGTAAGTTATTCAATCGTAAACCTAACTTGAGAAAGGAGTAAACTAATGGCATTAGCAGACTACAGCGACATCGAACAGGAGATCAAAGACGCACCGGAACCTAAGATCCTCCCTCGTGGGAGCGAAGTAAAAGCTAGAATCATCGGTCACAATGAGGGTGAAGGTGACTACGGAACCTGGCATCAGTTTGTCTTTGACGTTCCAAGTGATCCACTGGTCAAGGAGTTTAGGAAGTTCGTCAGTGATCCTCTGCAGGCAAAAGATGCTGAAGAGAGGATAAAGCAAGGGATATATAGAGGATTCAACCAGTTCACTACATGCTTTGGCATAGATATCTCTCGCCCAGTAGATTGGGATGAGTGGGTTGGTCTTGAGGGCTGGGTCATTCTTGGTGTGAGGAAAGATGATGAGTATGGGGATCAGAATACGGTTTCCAAGTATGTAACTGGGAAGTAATGTAGTGCGTGGCAAGTGGCGGAATTGACAAGCTGAGGGATACTCAGTCGATACAATTTCGACAAGCTTGTTATTGGTAGACGCACAGTTAGCCAAGCATCAGGCTTTCCCGCTTGAAGTAGCTAGGCTGAGGATAGGACAGCAACCGAATCCTAATGACTGTATCTCAATGCTGTGAGATCCAGGTTCGAATCCTGGCTTGCCACGAAAGACCGTAAAATTTTTATACCAACTAAATGAAAGGAGCTACCATGAACCAACAAGATTTTGACATCGAACTGGAAAAATCCTACCTCCGTAGTAAGAGGTTATTATCAAAAAAAGCTGGTGAGTATGCACTTGGTAAGGATCGCCTTGAACAGTTCCACCGAATAGCTGCGGCTACCACCACTAACCCTGCCGAAGCATTGGTTAACTTATCAATGAAGCATGTAACCTCAATTGCAGATATGAGTAAATGTCCCAAAGCGTACAATTTAAGAAAGTGGCGGGAAAAGATAACCGATCTTCGCAATTACACTTTCCTCCTCGACGCTTTGTTGATAGACCTGGAGGTTAAGTGATGGATAGATGGGACGCTTACTTCCTCGACATCTGCTGTTCCGTCTCGTCTAAGTCACCTTGCCTATCACGTAAAATAGGTGCCATCCTGGTACGAGACAAATCAATAATCTCGACAGGTTACAACGGCCCTCCTCGTGGAATCCCACACTGCGGTCATGATAGATTCATGGCTGACAAAATACTAAACCGCTTATCACAAGAATCTAACATTGACCCTAAGGAATTCCTCAATGTCTGTCCTCGTCGTGTCCTTGGTTACGAATCTGGAACCCACATGGAACTTTGCCCTGCCCAGCATGCGGAGGAAAACTGTGTCTCAAATGCAGCCAGGTTAGGTGTCTCAACCATAGGTGCTACGCTCTACATGAACTCAGTTATTCCATGTCAGAAGTGTTTCGGCACTTTAATCAACGCAGGGATTGTGGAGATAGTGGTTAGTAAGGCCAAGGTCTATGATGAGTATACTAAGTTTTACCTAACCAACTCTAACATCTTAATTAGGGAGTTTAAAGTATGAAAATAGTAATTGAAGAAGGATCAATTATCCCTCATTATCCTTGGTACCTCCCAGCATATGACGAGTTTAGGTTAAATACTGATAAAGCATGTGTTATATGTTATCCTATAGGTATTAACATAATAGTTAAATTATTTAGGCGGTTTGTACACTGGTCGCATTGGAGACTTAGATATTTAACACTTTATGATGAGTTAGACTATGCTAATAGTAGAATAGAAACCTTGACAAGAGAAAACATGAAACTACGTACACATTTGGAGATTCTAACTATGAATAAGGAGTTACATAAATGACCGACACTGACTACCGACCTCGCTTTTCGTTTGAGATATCTGAGGACCAAAAGCAGCGTGCGAATAAGTTGCTCCTAAACTATGGACTCCGCAAAGCTTTGTTCTCAGTTATCTTAGACGACGTACTTGATCTCATTGAAGATGCAGGTGGAGTTGCAATAGGCATTATCATGTCTGGCCAATGCAAACCTCGTGACATTTTACCTTCAATGAAGAATGCTAAATTAGCTGCTGATAAAATAGGAGATTAAAATGGCTGACTTAGAAACCTTAGATTACAAATCCATCTCCGACATGTCTACCGATGAGGCACTTGAAGCCCTACGTCAGATTCGTCTGTCTCGTCGGGTACCTACTAAACCAACCAAGACCACACGAAAGGCTAAGAAAAAGGAAGTTAAGGTAGACCCATCTTCAATGTCTGCAAATCAGATTGAAGAACTTTTAAAGAAATTAGGAGGATAACTAAATGACAATCGACGTAGGCCGTGTGGAAATGGTACCTATTGATAAGATCACTATCTCAGACCGTGCTCGTGAGGTTATGGGAGACATTGATGGTCTTGAGGAGTCAATGAAGGAGTCTGGATTGACTACACCTTTAACCTTTAGACTCATGGGAGACGGAACTTACAACCTCCTCGCTGGTGAGCGTAGGTTTACAGTTCTAAAACGTAATGAAGTTGCAGAAATCCCAGGTCGAATCTACGATCGTGAGCTTTCTGAGCTTGAGATAAAGATCATTGAGAAGGCTGAAAATTTCTATCGTAAGGACTGGGAATACTGGGAACTTGATAAGCTAACCTTAGACATAACCAAGATGCAACAGGAACTTCATGGAGTAAAAGCACCAGGACCTAACGCTGACGGATGGGGACTTGCTGACACAGGTGAGATGTTAGGTGGCACTACTAAAGCTGCCGTGTCTCAATCTATCAAACGTGCTGAGGCTCGTGAGGTGTTCCCTGAGTTATTCGAGAACTGCCGAACTGCCTCCGATGCATCTAAGGTGCTTAAGAAAGTAAACGAAGCTATGGTGCGTGGAGCTATTGCTGAGAAACTTGAAACGTCCAAGACAAAGACCACCCTTCATGAGCTTTCAAAGTGTTATGTGGTTAAGAGTTTCTTTGAAGGTGTGGAGGAAATCCCTGACAGTGCGATCCACTTGGTGGAGATTGACCCACCTTATGCAATCGACCTACACCAGGCTAAGAAGACAGAAGGTGAATCTAACTACCAACTCGAAGAATATAATGAGATACCTATCAATGACTACATGAACGGTAGCCAAGATGGCAAGTGGAAAGGCATGAACGAAGTGTTCAGACAATGCCATCGAGTAATGGCTAATCACTCCTGGCTCCTCTGCTGGTTCGCTCCTGAGCCTTGGTTTCATGAGGTTTATCAAGCTATCACCAGTGCAGGGTTCGAAACCACTCGCATGTGCCCTGTGTGGACTAAACCTTCAGGCCAGTCTAAACGTCCAGAAATGCACTTGCCTAACTCTTACGAAATGTTCTTCTACGCATGGAAAGGTCGGCCTGCTATAGCTAAGGCTCGAAGTGGTAATCAATTTAACTACTCACCAGTTCCTGCCCAACAAAAGACTCACCCAACAGAACGTCCGATAGACTTAATGACTGACATTTACGAGACCTTTGCCTTCCCAGGCTCACGTGTTCTAATCCCATTCCTTGGGTCAGGTGTAGGTATTTTAGCTGCACATAAACTTGGAATGTCACCTATTGGGTTTGACCTTTCAAAGAGTAACAAAGACTCGTTCCTAATCAAAGCTAATGCACTTGCATAAATGTATTATATATAAACTAGGAACATATTCAAGGTTAGTAAGATACCTATATCATAAACTAACTGGCAAGTGGCTGTGGGGAATTATAGGCTGGATAAGAGATGATCAGAAATTAGTCCGTAAAAAATTTTAACGGTCTTGGAGGTAAGACTATGCATGCAACAGGTATAAAGACTATATCAGTTACATTAGAACTTGATGACTTAGAAGCCACTTGGTTAAAGAGTGTTATGCAAAACTCTTTAACACAAGATGAAAGTGAGACTGATAAGACTATGAGAAAATCCTTTTGGAAAGCTCTCGATGAGGCAGGAGTGAAAACGGTATGAAAAAACTCTACGTTCCACCTTCCGGTAACACAGACGCCAAACTCGCAGGCTGTGGTGAGCAACCAGGAACTCACGAAATCCGTGCTCGACCACCTAAGCCCTTCGTAGGTCCTGCTGGTCAAGGCCTCGACCAATGCTTGCTAATGACCAAGATAATTCGTCGAGACCTTTACCTAACCAATGTGATTAAGGACCTGGACCGACCACTTAAACACTACATAAACATAGGTCGTGGCACTCCCTCAGTCTCACCTGAAGGTCACCAGTACCTTCGTGAGCTGAAGGAAGAACTAACCAACCTAAACCTTAATTGCATAGTAGCTTTCGGCAACATACCTTTGTTTGCCTTAACTGATAGGGTGGGAATAACCAAGTGGCGTGGCAGTGTAATCGAATCTACTCTCGTGCCTGGTTTGAAAGTCGTACCAACCTTTCATCCTGCCACTTTCATCCCTCCAAAGTTTAACTTCCTAAACAAACCTTTAATTTGTGAGGACTTACTAAGGGCCAAATATGAAAGCACATTTAAGGAAATTCGACGGACTACACGCAACATCTTTATTAAACCAACTTTCGAAGAGTCCATCGCTTACCTCAACCATTGTTTCGAGGTCGGCTGTAGGGGCCAAACCATTGCTATCGACATTGAAGTTATTAATGAAGAACTCGACTGCATCTCATTTGGTCACTCACCAACAAGAAGCATCTCAATCCCGTTCAGGGATCACAAAGGTGACTACTTCACACCAGACCAAGAACACGAAGTAATGCTCCTAATTGCTAAGATCATTCAATCAAGGAGGATTTCCAAAGTTGGTGCAAACTTCATCTTCGATATGCAATTCTTATTTCGCAAGTATGGCATCATCCCTCGTGGGCCACTTCACTGTACACAGATAGCTCAGAAGATTGCCTTCCCTGATTTCCCTGCTGGCCTCGACTTCGTAACCACTATGCACACCGACGTACCTTACTACAAACAAGATGGTAAGAAGTGGATGAAGATGGGAGCTGGCACTTGGGATCAGTGGTGGATCTACAACGGCATGGACTCGATAGTGCCAGTCGAAGCTCTCCCCAAACAACTTGCAATCCTCAAGCAACAGGAAAATGAAGCAACCTATGAACGTCAGCGTAAGTTAATCAAACCACTCATCTACATGTCTGAGCGAGGGATTAAAGTTGACGTCCAAGGTATGTTGACCTACAAAGAAGAACAACAATCTAAACTCGACGACTTAGCACTTGAACTTAACGAGGAAGTAGGCTATGCAATCAACTACAACTCACCAGCTCAGCTTAAGAAATACTTCTACGAAGAACTAAAACATCAACCTTATAAGAAGAAAGGTGCAGGTGGAAAGTACACAGTAACCACTGATGTGGATGCACTTAAGCGCCTGGCCCGTAAAGGTGTGCATGCTGCGAAACTAATGCTTGACATTAGGTCACTTTCTAAACGTATCTCAACGTACCTTAACATAGGAAAGGTGGATAAAGATGGAAGATATAGAAGTAGTTATAAACCTGTCGGGGCCGAAACAGGTAGGCTCTCATCAGGTGAAACGATATTCGGTACTGGTGGAAATCAACAGAACTGGCCACATGATCTTCTCAGATTCTTTCTGTTTGACGAGGGATACATTGGGTATTCTCTCGACCTTAGTCAAATCGAAAATAGAATTGTTGCTTACGTTGGAGGAGTCCTTCCCCAAATTGAAGCTTTCGAGCAAGGAATAGACCTTCACCGCTTGACTGCTTCAGTAATCTTCGGCAAACCTTACGATCAGATCTCCGGCGAAGATGGTTCCTCAACCCTTGGTGATGGTAGACAATCAGAAAGGTTCTGGGGAAAGAAAGGTAACCATGCAACTAACTACGATGTTGGATATAAGACCTTCGCACTTAAAAACGAGATGGGTGAGAGTGAGGCTAAGGCTACTATAGAACGTATCCATAAAGGTTACCCACAAATTCGAGGAGGTTTCCACGTTCTAATCCAAAACATGCTTAAGCGTAATAGGACTGTGACAAACCTCTTCGGACGCACTCGATTATTCCTCGGTCCTATCATCCCTTCTTACCCATTCGTTCCTGCAGGTGCTTGTGCTAACACTTACCGTGAAGCCTACGCACAACTTCCACAAAGCACTTGTGCGGATAAGATCAACGAACAAGGCCTTGAGTATATTTACTATAACCAGCACATATTTAAGCATGTAGAGCTTCTAACCCAAGTGCATGACTCAGTAGTGTTCCAAATCCCACTATCCCTTCCTTGGGAAGAACATGCAAGGTTAGTTTTACTAATCAAGGACTCACTCGAAACCCCACTTGTCTGGCATGGGAAGGAAATCAAGACACCTTGCGATGTGGAGATAGGTCTTAATATGTATAAGAAGTCTATGGTAGAACTTAAAAGCAAGGAAGTTCCAAGTAACCCTGGTTTATTAGCTACTAAACTAAAGGAGATTTATGAAAAACTTACCAATAGAGTTCTTACGTGATATAGTACTAGCATGCCTATTTGGTAAAGCAGAGGATCATACAGAGCTAAACTTCATAGGGCACCCAGATTTAGAATATGAAGCTAAGTGGGATGATCTAATAAAGGTAAGGGAACATATAGTCACTAACCTACGTACTTCAGATGATGGTAATTTTATAAGAATATCATATATATTAAAGGAGATCTATGATGAACTCAATTCAAGAAAGTTACCTTAAAGCACTCAGACCAACCACTGCTATAAAGATAGAAAGCTTAGACAACAAACCAGTTAATGCTATAATAAAGTTAATCCACAGCACTCTATCCTACAAATACAATACCTTCTTCGACGAAGATAACAAGGTAATCTATGTTGGAAAAAAGGTCTAAAATATGCCTGATGATGAGCGGAACATTCCAGATTGGATCGACGGCTTTATGTTGCTTACTGAAGACTCGGAACCTCCAGTCCTATTTAGAAAATGGACTGCTGTCTCCACCATTGCTTCTGCTTTGCAACGTAAGTGTCGTGTAACAATAGGTATTTCATTAACCTTCTACCCAAACTTCTACATCGTCTTAGTCGGACCAAGTGCAACTGGCAAGGGAACTGCAATGAAATATGCTTATGATATAATAGAGCAGATTCCAGCTATTAAACTAAGTTCCCAAGCCACTTCCCTCCAAGCCTTAATTCGCAGGATGAAGGACACTAACTTAACCGACATAGACATGGTTACAGGTGAGCAACTTTACCATTCATCTTTAACAATATTCAGTAATGAATTTACAGTGTTCCTAGGCTACCATAATCGTGAGTTAATAGCTGCCTTATGTGACTGGTATGACTGTCATAATAGATGGTCTTACGACACTATCAAACGTGATAAGGAAGAAGTAATCGGAGTGTGGGTTAATGTCTTGGCTGGCACTACACCTGACAATATCCAAAGTAGTCTCCCAATGGAAGCTATTGGAGGTGGTCTAACTTCCCGCATCATCTTCGTTAATGAGGAAAAGAAATCTAAACTCGTAGTCTTCCCTTCAACCACAGACCGTGAGCTACAGTTACAACAACACTTAATTCACGACCTTGAACAAATCACTTTGATGTCTGGGAAGTTTGAATTCACTGAAGATGCTATGTCTTTTTACTCAACCTGGTGTCACTTGGCCGATGCTAACCCTCCATTTTATAGTCCAAAGTTTGACGGTTACTGTGGACGTAGGCGTAACCACTTACTCTCTCTCGCTATGGTGTGTAGTGCTAGTAGGTCAAACGAGATGATAATTACTAAAGATGACCTGGAGCGTTCATCTATAATGCTAGCCGAGGTTGAGGTGAAGATGGGAACTGTCTTCCGAGGCATCGGGACGTCTGAGATCTCTGCCTTAATAAACGATGCAATAGTGTTTATTGAAAATAGCTCTACACCTGACATTCCTTTGTGGCAGTTTGCTAGACAGTTCGAAGGTAATATGGATAAGATGGTACTTGACCGAGTGTTGTTTACACTTGAGACTGCTAAATATATTAGGATCGAAAGAAAACCTAGCGCTGACACAATGATTAGGATTTTAGATAGATGAAAGGAGACAATATGAAGCTAAAGGAAAAGTTTATTGAAAAAGACATAATCGTTAACGAGGTTAGTCATGGAATAAGTAATACATATGTAACAAAAAAGATGATGCGAATGGTAGTGATAAAGTTCAATCATGAATCTAAGAAAGGCAAGGCTATTGGTCAAATCTTAGATGGTGTAAAGAGATTACTATAGGAAAAGTGATGGAAAGGAGGTGATGCCATGATGGGTATCCTGCGGGTCATCTTGCTCCTGGCGGTATTATCCTTAACAATGAGTGAGTGTAGGGGAAGGACTCTACATCCTTCTCCTACATTGAACCAGACCGTCAAATTTTTTAATCATCTTTGGAGGAAGTCAAATGCATAATATAATGGTAACTAGTAGAATATACAGAAAACAAGGTTATACAATAATAAAGATAGCTCCATCTATGTATCACAGTTGGATAATGTGGCTATTAATTGAAGGGGATAGTCGCGACTTGTGGCGTAGAGCTACTCACAAGAATAGTCCGTCAAAAAATTTTACGGTCTAATCAGAACCTTCTAACCTCCTCATTTCCTCCATAAACCTACTATATCCTTCGTTACTTAAATACCTAGCCCTCATCAATTCACTAAGCATTTCTCTACCATTGTCAAGTGACCCATAGATCTCGTAAAAGTGTTTAGCTTTAGCTTTAGGAGTTGTGTGAAACATACTTACCCATGCATCTCTGTGTGGCATATCTTTAACATTTCTAATAAACACTTCCTTGGTCATTAGACTATTCATTATGTTAGGATCTTTAAAGCTTCTAACATAGTCTATTATGTCTTCTCTTTTCCCATATCCATGCCAGTAGTAATTCTCAGCAAGGAGATTCATCTTACCATTTCTTACTACTGAATTAACTCTTTCTTCTTCAACTGGTTCACGACCTGCTTCCCTAATCTCATACCCAGGTCTGGTAACACCTATGATTCTATTTATACCTGGGAGTTCAGCTAAACTAATCATCCAATGCTTTGACTTTAGATCCTCAGGTACATCACTAAATGCCCACTCATATGCTCCAGATAACATCTGTACGAATTCATTATTCCTTGGTATAATATTACCTACAGCACCTTGTAATCTTACTGGAGAAAGTTTTGTAACTTTGCTAACATCTACTGCCATTTGAGATAGTCTAGGATCCCTCATGGCACCTTTCCCATAAATACCTTCCTGTGCACTCTTAGGCCAGTCTAAAGTTTTCCCACCCATGTCTGTGTACATGTCCCTGTCTTTCCACCAGCTATAATTTGAAGTGTACTCTGCATAACCTTGCAGTGCTGGTGGGAGGCTAAGTCCATAAGGTCCTAGTTGTTTAAGTGTTTGGATGAGCTTCTTAAAGTCTGGTTCTTTTTCTATAATCCCTTTATCATGTAGGTAAGTTCTAGCCAGTGCATCTGACAACTTATACACAAAAGCCGCACCAGGGTCTAACCTTAGCTTAGCATAAAAGTAAACTTTCTCCCCATTCTCATCTACAGCACTTACATGGTCTGGGAATAAAGGTATGATTAGGTTTTTCTCATTCCCTTCCTCCGGAATATCCTTCATTACATGGGGCCAGAGTACCCATCCAACTGTTGCTAACCCAGCAGCGGTACCACCTATCTGCATAGTCTTCATTGTAAAGTCTACTGGGTTATCCTTAGCTTGTCTCCAAAAAGTTCTAAATCCCAAAGTACCTGCGTTAAGGAATATGAAACCAAGTTGGTCAAGTCCCTTAACAAACCACCCACCTTGGTTATAGTCCATTCTGTCTCTTGCTGCATGCGTAGCCTCATACATTACATCTTTGTTCTTCCTTGCTTCCTCAAGACTAATACCTTCCCTTTTAGCTATTGCTTTAGTTGCTCTATTCGTCGTAGCTTCCCTAACCCACAGTTCCATACTAAGTCCATGGTATGAGATAAGGTCTAGAAACTTTCCCCAGTTCCCTCTTTGCTTAATACCTTTTGTATACCTACCTTCACGCATAGCAAGGAACGGCATAACTCCACCATGCTTTACATAGTCTTGATAAAGCTTCCCTCTGGTAACTGCATCTGGTAAAGTCTTAATCATATCTATCCCAATCTGCACAGGTGCAACTCCAGGAATTGGACTATACAATGCCTTAGGTTTACCAGTAACTGGATCGAAGGTTCTAGCAGTAAGCATAGAATGGGTTAAATCCATAGGTACACCAATGAAAGTGCCCCACATTGGACTTAAGCCAACTGCTAATGACCTAGTAACAGGTGCAAGCATGGCACCTCTTATAACCTTAGTCATTCTTGCACTAAGATCATGACTCTTTGTTACTAAGTACTTAGCCGCATCTGGATGGAAGTATAGATTCTTTCTCTTGCCTTCAACAAAGTAAGGCATTGGACTCCAGCCTCTTACCTTTTTATTACTAACTATCCCATTCTCTGGATGTTTGTCAGCTAAGGTTTTCCACGCTAGTTTAGCTTCCTGATTAGCTATAGCACCCTGAGACCTAGCAAACATCTCATGAGCTGATGGCCAAGGATCTGGTTCGATTATCTTATGGCTTCCCAGTCCAAGGCTTTCAACACCTGAGCTGGTAGACTTAATGGTTTCATTTCTTAGCTTTGAATTGTAAGTAAAGTCATAGAGTTTTTGAACTGTCATGGATCCAAACTTTCTAAAGTCATGTGATTTTAACTTCTCACCTTCTTCAGGAGTCTTCATACCAGCTTCAACAAGGTCATCTACAATCCTTCTCATCCACTCAAAGTATTTCTCACTTGCATCTGCGGCTTCCTTAACTTGCTTTGCAGTAAGCTTACCAAATATCTTCTCAATCTCCGGAATAGATACCTTCGCAGCTTTCCATGCTTGTTCTGGAATATCTTTAGCCATGTCAGCTAATGATGTAATAGATATTACTTGGTCAGGTCCATACCCAGGTTGGGCTTTGTACTTTGGTTTGTAACTATAAATGGATTTAAGTCTTCTAGCAAGTACGTCTTTCTCAAAGAGTTTTTTCTGGTCCTTGTTTAACCCTTTAAGTACCTCACGTTTACACTGGTCATAAAGTATCGCTCCGTAACCTTTACCAGCAACTGCTGAACGCTGCCTTGGAATTATATAGTGTGCTTCCTTTGGGAACTTTTTCCTCACTTGCTTAAGGAGTGTTTCCATCTGGTCCACTGATGACCTAACAACGTCAGACTTTACTTGCTTAGTTGCATAGCCGAGTTTGAACTTTTTCATTTCAGCAGATTCGTCAAAGGATTTGGCAAACTTATAAGCCTCAGAAGCCATAGACTTAAGTAACTTAGTACCCTCGGAAGTTATTGCACCACCTAAGGAATAAAGAGTAGTTCCTGCTCCTCTATGAATACCTTCTTTGACTTCAAGCATCTTATCAAGTGTTTCCCAAGGTGGCTCTCTTCTCCGTTGTGTAGGTGAAAGCTTAGCCCTTTCTTCAGTCAGCCTTGCCAGCATTTCGCCTGGGTCACCTAAATAGTTCATACTGGCGTCTTTTTGCATGGTATCTCGAAGAAGGTCGTCAGTCTTCCAGTAGTCATCTGATTGGCCTTTTAATTTATTTTTTATACTGTATATAACAAAGTCAACCCTATCTTCCATTCTAGGATTATCTAATACTTCAGAATGTACAATATCTATTTGCCTCTTAGCTACTTCACTAATATCTAACTTATAAAGCTTATCAAATAAATCATCAATTATCTTAGCCTCTTCAGCTCTTACATTAGTCCCTTTAAACTTAGTTCCTACTGCTTCCTCAATCCCGTGGGCTAGCTCATGTCTTAATGAACTCTTATCTCCCATCCTTCTAATAGCTATAATATTAGGTGGAATAAACTTACCTAAAGAATCTAAAGTCTGATCAAATATGATAGTAAAATCCTTAAGCTCAGGAACCATTTCGTAAAGTTCTGGGTAATCTACTACATCTGTAAGTCTAACAAACTGCCCACCCTTTTCCAATGTATTAAGCCCAGGTGTAAAGTAAGCATCCCTTATTTCCTTAGGTAAAGGTCTTAGCTTTAACTTATCTGGATCTACCTCAAGCCTCCAATTTCCATCCTTGTCAAGCCAGTAACCAGTTTCCTTCCAGATCTTCTTATTGCGATAGAGCCTAGACAATGAATGTTCAGCACTTAACTCCCCAGTCATTCCTTCTGACCTAGCTTCAATCTCATCAATTAAACCTTCAAGGTATAGCTTGGTTATATTCTTAGGTCCTTTAAATCCACTATTCTCTACAGTTAACTTTTTAACATGTCCTCTTACTAACTCAATTGCTTTCATAACAGCTTTAGGTAATTTACTAAATTCTATAGGCACCATCATGTTAAGTTGCACAGATGGTTCAATTTTTTTACGGTCTGCACCCCTAGCCCACTCAGCCGCTGCCCTTGTGTAATTTTGGAAGTTAGCAACTTCACTATCAGTTCCAAAGGCATCTAATAATCTATCATAATTAGCAGGGTCCATTACCTGGGCTGCAAGGTTACTAAGTGAGTCCTTCACTGATGTAGTAAGCTTCCCTTCATCTAACTCCCTATTAGCGTCGTTTAGAAATTTAGCAGCTATCTGCACTGGGTTATCCTGCCAGTTAGTATTCTCATCAAACCACTTACTCATAAACGCAGTCCGTTCAGGCTCTGCACGGAAGGAGCTTTCAACTTCTGGTTTCCTCTCCAATGTTTCAAGTTCTGCATCAAGCTTAGGCATTGGAACGTCACTTTCTTTATCTACCTTATCCCAGAAGTCTATAAATTTTTGATAGTTATCTATGGTGAGTTTTTCTCCAGTGACCTTCTCATAGGCAGGTATGAGTTCAGGATCAAGTTCAGCAAGTTCCTTAGCTTCTTTATTAGAAATACCTTTTGACTTGTAAAACTCAACGATTGAAGCTTTGGTAATTTCTGGTTCAGGTTCCTCAGTCCGTTCAATTTTTTTACGGACTTTTGGTTCCTCAACCTTCCTAACCTCTTCCGACAACCCAGGTACTTCTTCCTTCTCAACAGTCTTAATTTTAACTGGTTTCTTCTTAGCCTTAATCTCAGCTTGCTTCCCTGCTCTTTTAGTTGCTACGTGTACTACGTGATCTAAGTCTTCTCTCTTTAACAGCTTTGGTTTACCTGGTAACCTTCCCTTTTGTAATGTATAATCTTCCTCGATCATCTTACCATAATCAAGTTTACTCTGTATCTCAGCCGTTTCTGCCTCAAGCCTCCTCTTTTGATCATCTAAGACTTTCTGCTGAGCTTCTTTAATAACATCATCAGTTATCTGATCAACCTCTTTTTGTACTTTATCTATAGCCTTAGCCTTCTCCAATATAGGCTCTGCAATTTTTGTAACTTCCTCTGGTCCACCTTTCATAATCCTTCCCATAAAAGCCAAACCAAGTCCATCAGCAAAGAACTTAATAGCACCTTTACAGTTAGGCCAGTCTTTATAAGTGTCACTATCTGCAAGTGCATGAAGTGGTCCTGCCACAGCTGTGTAAGGAGCCATGAAGATTTCACCCACAACATCTTCATCAGACTTATGTTCTTTTACTTCCTCTCCACCAAAGATAGCTTTAGAAAGTTCAGCCCCGCCTCTCCTTGGCATTTCAAGAAGCTTTCCCAGTGGACCTGTAACACCTTCCTGCCATAGATTCATAACTGTAGATAGTTGTTTCTCTGAAGCTTCATATAGATCAAGGATAGTAAATGGTTCATCTTTAATAACCTTCTTACCTATTTCCAGTGGGAGGTTTACAATAGCTGAACCAAGACCTGCTGTAAAGCCTGGAAGAGCAGATAAGAAAGTAGCAGTTCCCTTCACCATATCATATGGGTTCTTAGCCATGTTCCAGATACTACTAAGCGAGTGCATGAAGCCAGCTTTGGTTTCTTCAGATATAATAGGCGCTGGCTTTATAACATCATATTCTTCAATACTTGGCGTAAGTACCTGAGCCATAGACATACCTTGGAGAGTTTTATCTCCTATCCCTTTTTCACGTAGAGACTCAGTTTGTATCTGGTGAGCTATCCCACTTACGTCGGGAGTTTCTTGGGTAGGTTCTTGAAATCTTTTATTAGGTATGAGGTTTAGAAGGGAATCATCAGGTTGATTACCTTGGACATTTTTATCAGGTATAAGATCAAGTAAGTTATCCATTAGTATCTCATGAACTCCTCTCCATTAACCTTCCAAACATACTCATTAGTAGCTTTATCAATATCAACTTCAACACTCTCTTTGCCAAAGGCATTTTTAAGCTGTCTATTGTAAGTCTCTGCTATGTAGTGCCTCTCTGCCATTCTATCTAGGTCTGCACCTTCATAACCTTTAAGTCCTATTTTATACTTATATGGTGCAAGTGTTTCATACTTAAGAGCTATGTTTTTGTTTAGCTTACCAGCCATTGTAGTTAGATAACGAGGATCACTTAACTCCACTTCCTGCTTAGCCTTACCAACAGCTTTTGTTTTAGCAACTGTGTCTTCGAGATTTAGCCCACCACCAAGAGCAGTATACTGCTTCAAAAACCTTTCAAATCCCTCAGATGAAGGACTCTCATTTAGGTCTAAAGTCCTCATATATAGTCTATACTGAACAGGATCTTTCATGTAATTAGCGTAGTCTTTTTGACTGAGGTTAATGATTTGGCCTCCGATATTAACAGGGACCCTCTCATCACGCTCCCTCTGAATGTTTAGCTGATTCATCAAAAGCTGCCTATTCCTATCACCACTCTGCCGCTCATAACTTTTAAGCAATCCTGCTTTGTAAAGTGCTTCATAAGCATTGGATAGGCCCCTTTGATTAACCGCTCTTTGTTCAAGCATAGTCTTCATAATGTTAGACATATGCTCAGGGGTAAGACCAGCTGTGTCGGCTAAGGACATGTTTTGAATAGCTTGGTTCTGAGAAAGCATATTCTTCATCATGTTTACGTAGCTTTGATTCTGAACCCACTGGTGAGCCATCTTTCCCATATCGCCTACAGGGCCTTGTTGAGCCCCACTTAGCACAGCCATGAGGTCGAGTAGCTGTGGGTTTATACCTTGAGGTTGTGTAGGTTGTGCAGACTGATTATTACCATTGCTCATGATTAGACTCCTATCCAATATCCCATGTACTCCACTTAGATATATCTCCAGCATTGCTTAGATTAAAGGTGTTCTTTTCACCTTCAGTCTTAAGTGCTGTGGTTGGAAACTTCATACTAACAGTATCCTTATCAACCGTGGCCTTCCCACCGCCTGCTAAAATTTTCTTCATCATGTCTAAGTAACTCTTATTCTGAATCCATTGGTTAGCAAGCCCGCCTAATGCTCCAGCAGGGCCTTCAGGGTCTAAGCTAGCACCCATCCTTGCCATCATTTGTAGGACGAGAGGGTT